ATTAATTGGTAATCTGTGTTTGTTTCAGATAGTGGTACAAAAGTAACTGTTCCATTATCTAAAGTCATTTTGTAACCATTAAATTCATTTGTAAAATAACTATATGTTTTTTCTACATTATTAATCATAATTATAACTCCGCACTTATTATTCCGTAGTAACCTATGTTCCAAGCACCAATTCCACCATCTCCTTGTGTTGCAGAACTTGTGGTTATAACATAACCAATATTTGTTGCTGAACTACTATCTTTACCAACGGCTGTAGATGTTCTTGCAGTATTGCTTGAATAAGTTGTAAAGGCTTGAGCAGGATTAGATCCTACTACAGTTAAACTTGGTGTTGTTCTCATTACTACTGGAAAATCCAAACCAGTAAACATTTGAGTAGCAGTATAATATGTGCCTATATTACTATATCTACTTATTTCACCATAAGTCGGTGTATCTCCTACAACATAACAATACCTTAAACATCTGTCTAAATTCACATCATAAGGCAAGAACTCAAAATCAGATGCAGTTCCAGCTTCTAATTGTACTCCTGTGATGTTGATGTAGTTAGATGTACTGTCTGCAAGATTGACATTTGAAGATGAAACTAAATTTGCAGTTACTGTATTTTCCCAAGATGTAGCTAAAGTACCAGAATTATAATTACTTCCAACACCTAACCAAAAATAAAATCTTAAGCTATTATTATTATCATTATCAAAAGCACCTATGGTATCTCCTTCAAAAGTTAAAGTTTTTTTCTCCCAAGTGTCTGATGAATTAATAATATATGTTCCAACAATATTTCTGTTATTATCATTATCATCTAAACTAATAGTATAAGTTCCAGTTTTATTAGATTTAACCCAGAATGAAAGTGTAAGACTTTCTGCATTAGCAGTTCCTTTTTTTAAATATTGTAACATTTGACCTTCAAAATTTTGGTTTAAAAACAAAGCATCTGAAGCACTAGGAGAAGCATCAGCAGTAGTACATTCTAATTTTAAAGATGATGCAAAACCTTGTCCTGTTGGAACATCTGTGTCTTGTGACATTGTCCAAGTACCTATATTATCTACTCCAATTCTCCATCTATCAACTGTGAAGTAACCAAAAGTAGAACCAGTAATGCCACTTTCAGAAGTTCCTCTTTGAGCAATACTCATATCACCATTGATGATAATGTTTCTGTATGGTTGATAGATAGGAGAACTTGTTGTTGCATAGTTCTTCTTATCCTCAAATGCCATTGAACCTAAGTCAGCATTAGTAGGTACTTGGTTCGGTGCGTTTCCTATAAGTTTCGCCATTAGTTATCTCCTAGCCATTTTCTGTAAGGTGTTGTAGGTGCTTCAATCGTTGGTAATCCTGTCACCACCTTGTCGGTTTTAATATTAGCATGAAATCCATCTATCGCAATCATTTCTGGATATTGATTTCCTTCATCATCTGTGAGCATAGTGCCACTTGGTTGATAAATAGTTCCAATCTTATCTAGTTCGCATAAAGCAACCCAATCATACGCACCAGTTTTGACAAACTCACCATTGGTTTCATAATCATAATCTTCTGGTGGAATGTTATTAGCATCTGTCATATCGTATTCTCTTTTAGCAAGATTAGCTGTTTCTAATGCTTCCCAAAGGTTTTGTTCGTCAGTTGCTTTTAAATAATAAATCATGTTATTCCTCACTTAAATCTTGTATTTCATTGTTGGTTAATGCTACTGGGTAATAAGCTAATCTTTTAAAGTATGCTGAATTAAAATTACTAACTTCTCCAAATTCCATTCTATCTAATGATGTTGGAATTGGGTCACCTGTTCCTGTTGTTGCAGTTTCTCCATTAGCTGATATTGCCAAACTTGTATTAAAGTAAGTACCTACAGCTTTAATATTATTAGTATTACCTTGTGTTGAACCAAAAACTTCTACTGTTGTTCCACCATTAAATCTACTAGCAATAGTAATAGCATCGTATGTTTGTATTTTTGTTCCAATATTTAAAAAATTATTATTACCACCATCATCTAATCTAAAATAAGTATAGTTTGTTCTTTCTACATTTTGTTTAACTTCTGCATATAAAGTTCCTTGCTCAAAATTAAACCAATCACTTATACCTATCATTTCAACACCATCTTTACTCCTAGTAACCTGTGAACCTGTTGTTTTGATGTAGGAAGTTGGGAATGAACCTTCTTCTACTTGAGCACCCCAAATGTAAATACCTGAGTAGCCATCACCTGTCATGTATTCTACTCTTGATGCTGTACTTGAAGGTACATTTAAAATACTAAAACCCCCACCACTAACTGTTGCATCAGCAGGTGCAGTTATAGAACAACGATACCAACCATTACCAACATCAGTTATAGAAGAATTTGTTACAGAACTACCTGCACTACCTACTGTTCCATTTGTTAAATCAAAATTTGCATAACTTAATAAATCATGTGAAGCAGCTATAAATGATAATTGTGCAAACTCATATTCACCTTTTTTAATATAACAACTTCCAGTATAAGTTGTGCCACTTGTCATAGAAATAGCATTATCATAAACTGATTTTCCACTTGTTAAAGTATCAGGCACTAATTTATCTCCAGTTAAAGTGCCATCTGGTGCTATAATAGTATTTGCAGTAATTGTAGTTGCTGATTTATTCCAAGCAGCATTATCAAATTCCTCTGAATATACTTGTAGATTAGTTCTACTCTCCTCAATCAATAAACCTAAGCTCTCACCTGTAGTTGGATTGTGGTCAAATCTAGCAACATTGTTTCCTGCTGTTTGAAGTGCAGGTTGATATTTGGTAATAGGTGAAGATGTAGTTGGAGTGTAAGCTGTTACACTATCTCTTTGTTCTAGTTGTGCACCCCATAAATAAATACCTTGACCATCATCAACCATTACTCTTGAATTATCTGTTTCAGCAGTTTCAACTCTATAATCATCACTTGTACCATTATCATAAGCTGTAAATTTAATTGAGCATCTATACCACCCATTTCCTACATCTGTAATTGTTGCTGTATGATCTGCATCTGTTGTACCAACAGCACCAGTTGAAATATTAAACCAAGTAGAAGCTACAGTACCAGAAACTTTACTAGATGTTTCAGATAAAATTACATAATCTTTACCATTAGTTTTTGCATAAACAGAAAATACATAATCATTATTACCTATAACTTGTATGTTTTGATAATAAACTGTATTAGTAGTATCTCCACTTCTAGATAATTCATCAGCAGTTGTAGTACCATCTGGTGCTGTTGTAGCATTAGCTGTTACAGAACCTCTTAAAGCAACCCAATTATTAAGCTCTTGCGAATAACTTAATAAATTCTCCTCAGCTTTCACACTTGTATAACCATCATAGTAGGTAGCATTACTTGCTCTAGTAAAAGTAATTCTTGGATCTAATGCTTTTGAGTTCGCAAAGTCTAAATTAAGAGATGGTCTAATAGAGTGTCTTGTAGGTGCTATAGTATCAGGTATGCCTGTTAAAGCAGAACCATCTAAAGCAGGTAAAGCTCCTGTTAGTTGAGAGGAACCTATTGTTTTATTTGTTAAAGTTTGAGTTCCAGTTGTAGTTACAACATTAGCAGGTAAAGTTGTTGTAGCATTGGATGCGTCTAAGGTAGCTCCACTAGGTACAGTAATCGTGTCTCCAGAATCTCCTAGCTGGACATTAGTGCCTGACCTTGGGCTTATCTTATTGACTTTAACTTCACTCATTTAGTTTCAGTTTTAACCTCTTCTTTTTCTTCTTCTGGTAAATGTTTTTTAAGAATATCTAAGTAATGCTTCAACAAAACTTCGTTATGAGTAAATTTTACTCTTAATTGGTTTTGATCCTGATTAATTACTTGGATATTATTCAATGCAACTTTACCTTCATCCGAAAGTTTAGTTTCATCGTATTGTTTATCATCTATAGTTATCATGTTTTCTCCTTAAAATTACTATATACCATCTTATTCTTAATTTAAAGCAGCTTCTTGCTCAGCCTTAAAAGTTGCATAAGCATCTTTAACATCTTGTGTCCAGACTGCGTTACATACTGCTTGAACTTCTTCATGTTCATTAGTGATGTCTGCATCTGGCATCAAAGAATGTCTATGATACTTTCTTGATAATTCTTCGTTGTCTTCCATAACTACAGTATCTGTTCTTACTTGAACTGATTTGTATTTTCCGACCACTTCGATTTTACCAATCTGTGTCTCTTTAGTTATTGCCATAGTTTGTCTCCTTTGTTGTTAAAATTAAGCATCTGTAAAATAATTTATACTAAACATAAACCCACTTGATGTTGTTCCATCTATTGCAGAAGCAGGTAAACCTAATGCACCACTATCATCTCTTGAATATTGCAATGAAATTCTTGAATCATTGGGTGATACATGTCCAGTTATTTCTAAAGCACCTGTTGGATAATCAATACTTTCAATTTGACCAAAACTACCACTAGCATAAAGTCCACTTGAATTTAAACTTGTAAATGGAAGACCAGATATAAAAAGTGAATTTGATGTTGTACCACTAGATTGTGCTCTAATAAAAATATGACAAGTAACACTTCTTCCAATTTTAGTATAAAAACCATATTGATTTGAATAAGAAAAAGATACACTTGTAGAAGTAAATGTAGGTGTAAAAGTTCCTTCTTCGTAATCGTCTAAAAGATTTGCAGATACAGGACTGGTTGTTCCTAAATATATACCACCACCAGATTGCTGAAAATTTATTGTAGCATCTGAGTTAATTCTTAAAGAATTTTGTAAAGAGCCAGAGCCTTGTACGCCTATTCTTAAATATCCACCTTCAGAGCCTGCTGTATCACTTGTTGCTTGACCTTCTATTACTGCATAAGCATTAGCTGAACTAGCACTATTTAATGCTTGAAAATAAATACCACCTAATCTAGTAGCTCCAGTATTATTTCTTCTAATAAGAATTTGAGGATTGACTCCACCACTATTAGCTGTGTTATCACTTTCTACAACTAAAGTATTTGCACCATTTGTTGTTCCACTATTAATATGTAAATTACCAGATGGATTACTTGTACCAATACCTACGTTGCCACCACTTGGATTTAGTGATAAATACTGTGCACCAGATATAGTATTTCTAGATTGAATAAATCCAACTGCTGTAGCACCAGAATTATCCATACCAAATTCTAAAGGATTATTAGCATTACCACCTGTAATAACAAATTGTGGATTTTTTGAACCTAATGCTCCATCTGCATCTGCTGTTGTACCTAAAATATTTAATAAACTTGAAGGAGAACTTGTACCAATACCTACGTTACCACTACCGTTGACAAGCATTCTTAATTGATTAGATGTTGAAAATGCAATGTTGTGTGAACTAACAGTAATTAAATTAAGACTATTTGCTCCACCATATGCTGACACTCCAGAACCAGCACGATATATGCCAGCATTATCATCACGCATTTGAATTGTGCTATATCCATCTGTTGCAGTATTTGTAACACGCAAAGCAAGGTTGTTTGCTGGTAAGTTTCCATAAACTTGAAGATTAGTCGCAGGACTAGTTGTACCAATACCAACTCTATTATTTGTAGAATCAATATATAAAGTATTTGTATCAACTGTTAAGTCGCCAGAGATTGTAAGATTAGTGATGCCAGATATACTACCACTTAAAGTAGCACCTGATGCAATAGCAATTGTATCTCCACTATCACCGATAGTTAGAGTGGTGCCTGATTGTGGTATAATCTTATCTACTTCTACTTGACTCATTATAATATTACCAATGTTCCTGTTATGGTTTGTGTACCTGTAATCGTTACGGGTCCAGCGAGTACTCCAGAATCTAAAGTTTGATCTTGATCCAAAGTGGATGCATGAGTGACCACGAAACCTGTTGCGTCCATGACTGGCGAAATAGTTTTCTTAGCAGGTAATGTACAGAACACAGTTTTACCCCCTGCAGTAAAGTTTACTGCTGCATCAGAATTTGATGAAGAGATAATTGTGTCTCTTGATAAAGTATCAGTCGCTGCATCAGTAACGGTTCCTACTCCCACTTCCCATTCGTTTGTTCCGTCATGAGAAATTGCATAGTAAGTTGTATTACCATCGCCAACTCCAGATACAAAAGTTTCAAAACCAGTTTCTGCACCGGCCAGTGAAAACGTTCCTGTCCCTGTAGTTGTACTTGTTTCTTTAACTCTATCGTTAATTACCAAAGCCATTTACTACTCCAAAATTTTTTACGCGTCGCCAAGTCTAATGATTGCATTAGAAGAATCCGCAGTTGGAAACTGAATAACGAAGTCACCGTTCGTTGCAGTTTTTGATCCGCCGAAATCTAAAACTAATACTGCTTCATTAGAAGTATCTTTATAAATCAGAGCGCCTACTGCTGTTAGAGTTACAGATGAAAAAGTCAAATCTGCAAAATCAACATAAGCAACATTACTTGATACTGCTACACCGTTGTTAGTTAAAGCGTTTCCACCTGCTGTATAGTTTGTACCTGATGAAGAAACTTCATTAGTAGTTGTATAAGCAGTTGTGGCAGTACTAAAACTAGCCAATGATGTATAAAGTGCTAACTTGAAACTGGATCCACCAGAATCAAAATCAAACACTCCACCAAGTAGGTCTGTTTTAAAAGAGTCAGGTACTATATTTGCCATTTATTATCTCCTTAGTATTTTGATGGTGATTCAGATTTAAGTGGAGTACGAAGGGCACCATCTTGCCATTCGTCTCGGCGTCTTCTACCTTGTTGTTCGATAGAATACGATTGTAAAGCTCTTTGATAAGATCCTTCATAGTATTGTAACATATCTGCGGGACCTTTCAAGTATCCATATGCTTCTACCAGACTTCCATATAAAAGTAAATCCTGATATTTATTAGATACATAGGTTCCACTAGCACTTACAGAAGAATCAGTTAAACTAGTTGGTTGTTTAACATAAGCAAGTGTAATTGCATAAGTGGTGTCTGGAGTAGGTGCTACTAACCAATAATTAGCATCCCAATTCGCATAATATTTTGGAAAACCTGATTGAGTACCTGGTGTATTGTAATATTCTGCCATGAAACTAGTATCTCTTTTTTCTAAAAAAACTTGATTACCAGATGCATCCGTTAATTGCACATATCTTATAATTCTTAAATCAGATGGAATAGTTACGTATCGATTTCCAGCCGCTAAGTTTGATGTAGCATAAAATCTGTTATCATCAGAATCTGCATCTCTATAAATTCTATTTTCAGCGTTTTTAATTATAGTATTTAAAACGCCTGTTGATAATACAGAACTATCTACTTCTGTATAGTTTCTAATATCATCTTGTAAATTTGTTAAAGTGTATGCCATAATTAAGGTGTTAATGTAACTGGACCAGCCGTTACCGTCATTCCTCCAAATCTTCCTGATACAGTTGGTGTGCTTCCTAAATTAAAAGTATAATTATCTGTACCTGTAACTGTTATACTAAATCCTGAAGAATTTTCAAACACTGAATACGCTAATCCTCCCGGACTTCCTGCTACATTTCTAAATACAACAACATCTGCTGTAGTTCTTCCGTGAGAAGGTTCATATACATTAATAGTCGAACTTCCTGATGTTATAATAAAAGGATCTGCCGGTAATAATGGATCTGTTTGTGGCTCTGTTCTTGCCGGTCTTGCGTCTTTTAATCCTTGTGGATCTGCAGTATGTGGTTTAGGTTCTAATTGTGGTTGCTTTGGTTCAAATTCAGAAATATGTACACGTGACCCATTCCATTCTTTAACCATTTCTTTATATGGAAATTCCATACCAGAACGATCTGATATAAATTTTGCATATTTTCCTGAAGCAGTATTAGACACCTGGATAATACACCTTCGGACTTATATACGAGCTGCTAGAAGAGCCGTCTTCTTGTAGCGCTCTTTGAAGTTCATCTTCATATAACATTTTTAACATTTGAATTCTATCTGGTGCAAACTTAACTGATAAATAATAAGCAAGTCCTGCAATCATACAAGGAACAAATCGATAAGGTACATCTGCATCATTAGTATAAGCACCTGCATCTTGAATTCTTTTTACATAATAATAATTTAAAAAATTTCCTGCTTCAGTAGAACCTGGAGTTAAATATAAAGTTACTGTCACTTTATCAATAAATCTTTGTACAAAATATTGTGTAGGAGTTCCGGTACTTGTTTTATTAGATAAGGATTGATATTCACTTCTTGAAATTTTTGTTAAAGGAAAATCTACTGAAGAAGAATTTCTATAAGAAGCTTCTAAAATATCATCAACACCATAAACTGCTGTTGCATCAGATGTACCATCTGCTGTTGATCGGTACATAGTATAAACAGATTGACCATTTACTAATGTAATTGAATTATTTGCAACTTCCCAATAATGCAAACCTCTATTAGCCCATTCTTGAAACATTATGTTTAAAGAACGTCTTGCACCTTTTAATTGATAACCAGATACACCTTGTATACCGATTCTTTCGTAAGATTCTTCTATGATATCGGATATAGAAAAACCTTTTTCGAACGTTGCTGTTCCAGAAGTAGTATTAGCCATTTAGCCTCCTACTTGTCTAATAATATTGTAGCCGCTGTCAAACCTGTTATTGCAGAAACTGTCATTCCACCTTCAAATAAAATTCCATCTTCAGGAATATTGAAAGCAAAAACATCTCCTGCTGGACAATCTCCAACAAATTGCGTTACAGAGTTTCCATCTTGTAAAGTTATTGTACCAGCACCTGCTGTAGCATTAGCAAGAATAATTCCTCTTAATCTTGTTCTTCCACCAAATACAGAACCTGTTCCGGTAACTCTAATTGCTTTTACATCTGATTTCATAGATATATCTCCTTATTAATCTTAAGATTTCAAAATTTATATATCAATTTATATAAAAGTGCAAGAAATCCCTAGGAAGAAATATAGATTTCAACGATGTATTAGTCCTAATTAACCAGCGTAAAGATGAATTTCACCATCTAACGGATTGGTTCGGACTTGCTCTTCCTGTTGCCTAATGATTGATCTAATTACTGTTTTGATCTCATCACCAAGAACAGACATTTCAGGTGTTATTTGTCCTCTGTTTTCAAGAAACAACTCGTTCCATCTAGACTCGAGTTTCAGTTTCTTCGCGAACAATACCATGTTGTCCTGAGCCATTATTAACCTCCTCATAGGTTATATAAAAATCATTTACACTACTTGTATATTGTAAATCATTTTCTTCCCATTCTATATCAGATTTTCCTATAAAGTCAATGATTGGTTTATTCAGCTCGTCCGTGTTATTTATCTCTTTATCACTTTCGATTTCAAATTTAGTTTGAAGATGTTTTGTAAATATTTTTATTAGATATTTATGTGTCATGTTTTTTTCTTTCTATCAAAAAAGAAAGGGCCCGTAAAGGGCCCTCTCAAAATTAATACTATTAAGTATTAAGCACCTGGTGATCCGAAGATACCTCTAGGGTCAGAGAATCCAAAAGAATATCTCTCT